GAAAAAATCATGGAAATGAGGAAGAAATGAGCCTAAGCACAGAACAAGCGTCTTTCTTGCTGGATGCCTGCAAACTGATTGAATACGCCACCGCACAGGGCTTCATGGTCACGGGCGGGGAGTTGGCTAGGACACCTGAGCAACAGGCTATATACGTCAAAACAGGCCGCTCCAAGACCCTCAACTCAATCCACCTGAAGCGATGCGCGATTGATTTGAACTTTTTCAAGGCAGGGAAGATAATCTGGGACAAGGAGATGATTGCCCCACTGGGCGTATATTGGGAGTCATTGCACCCCAAGAATCGCTGGGGAGGCAACTTCAAATCACTTGTTGACTGCCCTCACTTTGAGCGCAATGTTGGATAAAGGGACGACGCAATGACACTAATCCCATCATGGGTGATGACTTACGACAGCTTGACCTCCACGGTACTTCAGTACTTGGAGCGTAAAGATGCCTCTGTCGTTGATGCAATTCCCACCTTCATCTCACTGGCTGAGTTTGAAATTGCTCAGGAGATTAAGACGTTGGGTCAATTGCAAGTGGTCGAGGCCGCGATGACCCCTGATAACCCCATCCTGCAAAAGCCTGCCAGATGGCGCAAAACAGTGTCTATGAGCGTCAAGGTGGACGGCAAGAAACAACCTGTCTATCTCCGCAAGTACGAGTACCTCAAAAACTATTGGCCTGATGACACTGAGACCGATGTGCCCTTGTACTATGCAGATACCGATTGGGAGCACTGGTACTTGGCACCCACACCTGATACGAACTACGACTTTGAAGTGCTTTACTACGAGCGTATTGCCCCGTTGAGTTCTACTAATCAGACCAACTGGCTTACTCAAAATGCACCAAACGCTATGTTGTTTGGCACCCTGTTGCAAGCGATGCAGTTCCTCAAAAACGACCAGCGCACAATCTTTCAGCAAAAGTACACCGAGGCGCTTCAAGCTCTTAAAGCAGAGGATGTTGCGCGAGTTGGTGATCGTCAAGCCATTGCCGTGGATTCATAAAAATGACAAGTTACATAAACCCATACACAGGTCAAACAATCAGCCCATCGCAAGTGGGTTATGAGAGCCTGTCGATTAGCGCCGACACCGAACTTCAGTGGCCTATCAACGGCAACACTGACAATGTTGTAGCAAACATCATTGAAGTCACAGCGACGCTCAACACAAACTTAAAACTGTACATGCCGCCTGCGACCTCGGTGTCTACAGGTCAGAGCGTGTTGATCCGCAACATTGGCTCTTATTCATTCACAGTAGTAAACACCAGCGGCACCACCATCGTGTCAATTGCGTCTGGTATTGCTCAATACATTTACGTCACCAACAACACCACCATTAACGGTACTTGGGGTACGGTAACGTTTGGTGCTGGTACATCAGCGGCCAACGCCGCCACATTGGCTGGGTATGGCCTGACAGCGGTTTCTACCACGTTGAACACATCTACGTTGGTTTCAACTTTTTCTTCTAGCTACAGTTTATTACCAGCAGATCAATCATCCCTTTATGCGTGGATTGGCGGCGCTGGCACGGTCACACTGCCCAACGCAGTGGCAGTTGGTGAAGGCTGGTACGTTGTGATCAAAAACAATGGCACTGGCATTTTGAATGTAGCCTTGACAGGTGCAAACACAATTGATGGAAATGCAAGCGCACAACTTCAAATTGCAGAATCGTTTGTGGTGGTTTCCGATGGTTTGAATTACTTCACCTATGCCTACGGACAATCAGCGACGTTCTTCTTTACTCAGCTTACCAAGTCGGTAACTGGCGGTACTGTTACGCTGACCTCAGCAGAAGGCGCAAACATCATTCAAGAGTACCAAGGAGTTTTGACATCAAACTGTACTGTGGTTATTCCTCCAACCGTGCAGTTGTATTCATTTAGGAACAACACAACTGGCTCTTTTACACTAACGTTTACCACTGGTGTTTCGGGCGGCACAACTGTCTCATTGCCGCAGAACCAAACAATTATTGCAATTTGCGATGGCACAAACGTTTACAACGCACAAACATCAACATCTTCAATTATTAATGCATTAACACTGGGTGATGGCTCTGCCGCCGCCCCATCGTTGTCGTTTACATCTAGCGCAACAACTGGTTTGTATCTTGCCGCCAGTAACCAGCTTGGCTTTGCAATCGCAGGCGTGAATGCCGGAACTTTGGCTTCAACCGGATTGCGTATGCCCGTGGGGATTGTTGGTGGAGCTTTTTAATGACCGCAAAAGTTGTCACGCTACAAGTTGGCCCCGGCATCCAAAGGGATAACACGCAATTTTCTTCCGTAAGTTACGTAGACGGCAAATGGGTGAGGTTTCAATATAGCCGACCACGAAAGATTGGTGGCTACACTGGGGCTTTTTTGGACGCAACAGGAATCAGTCGCGGAATGATTATGAGTGCCGAGGATGGCCTCAACTATGTAATATCTGGATACAACAACGGCATTGAACAGTGGACAACTGATAATGACAATGGCGTAGGCTTTGGCCCAACACCAATTGAGCCGACTGGTTCTTTGGAAACAATCACAATTACCAATCAAGGCTCAGGCTATGTCAACGGAACATACACCAGTGTTCCTTTGGTTTCTACGGCAGGCACGGGAGCACTTGCCACTGTGATAGTGGCAGGTAATTTAATTACAAGTGTGGTTGTGACCACAAGTGGTATTAACTACGTCCACAATGCGTCTATCACCATCAACAATGCAAGTATTGGCGGTTCTGGTTCCGGTTTTGCCTCTTACGTTAACGATTTGACTACCTATGCCCCAAGTGACAACACGCTATGGCAGTTTGATATTGGATATGACGCACTGGGCAATGGGGACAACAACCTGATCGCCCACCCCGGTCAAAACCTCAATGACATCTCGTCTTCAATAAACACACGCCCCATGTTTGGCACATTCACAGGGTCAACACTAACTCCTGTGGGGGTGTTTACGGCAACAGGCACCACCACAAGTGGATCGCCTACTGTCACCTTTCCAACAACAATTGCGGCAATTGGCGCTGGCGTGTCCGTGACTGGTACGGGCATCCCCACAGGCACCACCGTAGTATCGGCTTTAGAGGTTTTGGGTATTTGGACGGCCACGTTGAGTGTCAACGCCACTGCATCAACCCCAAGTGCATTATTGGCCGCTGTTGCCGTTACTGGCACTGCCGGACAGTTTTCTTGCACGGCGACAACCAACATTGCAGTTGGTCAAACGGTTGTAGTTACTGGCATATTGACGGGCACTGCTACAGGAATTTCTGCTGGTACGTATTACGTAATTACCACCAACACAACAAGCACATTCACGTTGTCGGCAACGTTTGGCGGCACCGCCATTGTCACAACCGCAGGCACGACCACTGGCTTGACTTTTGGTGCTTACGCGACATTGACCTTTGACAACAACATTGAGGTGTCTGGTGGCATCGTGATGCTGTTCCCATACCTGTTTGCCTATGGCAACTATGGTTACATTTCCAACTGCGCGGCAGGCGACTTCAGTAACTGGACTTCTGCCGACTCCAATAGGAACAACGTGTCATCCACCAAGGTGGTCAAAGGACTGCCTCTGAGGGGCGGTACAACGTCTCCTGCTGGCCTATTCTGGACATTGGACTCAGTGATACGGGTGACTTATGCACCAACCACCGTTGGCAACCAGACTTTCTACTGGAAATACGACCTCATCACCCAGCAGTCATCAATTCTGTCCAGCCAGTGCGTTATTGAGTATGACGGCATTTTTTACTGGTGTGGAACAGACCGATTCTTGGCCTACAACGGCGTGGTTCAAGAGTTGGACAACAAACAAAACTTCAATTACTTTTTTGACAACCTAAATTATGCCCAGCGACAAAAAGTGTGGGCAAGCAAAGTGCCGCGCTGGGGTGAAATTTGGTGGTTCTTTCCGTCTGGCACCAGTGAAGAGTGCAACGACGCAATTATTTACAACGTGAGAGAAAAGGTCTGGTATGACGCAGGCCAAGCTTTGGGCGCTTATCGCTCTGCTGGTGTGTTTTCTGAAGTGTTTCGTCGGCCTATTTGGGCTGGTAACGTCGAGAACACGGCGGGACAGTACACCTTGTGGCAACACGAGACTGGCACAAATGAGGTTTATACCAACAACGTAAACGCAATTGACTCGTTTTTTGAGACCAATGTGATTGGTGCCCGTGCGGGTCTTGTGGGTTCCGTAGAGCAACCCGGCGACAACGTATGGACACGCTGTGAGCGGATTGAGCCTGACTTTGTGCAGGTAGGCGACATGGAGGTGGTGGTGACAGGCAAATCCTACGCTGACGATGTTGACGATCCCTCCGAACCATACGTATTTGCTGTGGATACGCTTAAAATCGACATGAAAGAGCAAAGACGCGAGATGCGCTTGAAGTTCCGAAGCAACACACAAAATGGCGACTACTTCATGGGTCGAACATTGTTGAATTTGGATACAGGCGACGTGCGCGGAACAGGTAATCCATAATGATTGCCTACGACCCGAGAGGGATGACTTGGGATCAGTACTGCAAACTGATGGCTGAGTTGTTTGCCCCTAACCAGTTGGGGTATGTAGAAGAAGAAAACTGGCGACAGTGGGTTGATGGCTTGAGTGGCATTGGGTACTTCTCTGAATCTGGGATACCTGACCATCGAAGCTTTGAGCACTGGGAGCAATGGGCCGAACAAGTGTGCGGCATTTTAAGTGTGACAGTGGGGGAAATATGAACTTTCTTGATTTACTCAACAAGGTGGCGCGGTTTACCAAACCATCTCACCAAGACCTGACTCCATTGCAAAGCATGGAGGAGCCATTCACAGAGACGGAGATTGACTCTTTGGACGGCTTGATGATCGTGATGTACTTTGCAATCATTTACGACATTGACGACGTTGTCGCAACCGATTACCACCCAACCACTCCTCAGGAATTGTTTGACTTCATCCAAGCAAACAAGAAGCAAGAGTGCGAGTCCATTGAAGCCGCCATGGAGATGATCAAATGATTTATCTCAGCGACTACCGACTGGCATCCACCACCGAGACAAAACTGCTTGAGGACATCAAGTACCCTCAAATCGTCAACTGGTTCCCGGAAACCTACGACAGGATTAAGACTGGCCTGTTCTACGTGCCCCACCGAGTGGCCGACAAGGTACTGGACAAAGAATTGGCAACGGCGCTCAGGGAAGACACAGATGCCAAAACAGCGTTCATTCTTGCTTCTGGCAATGCTCACTTTGCTGGGATCAACCCAATTAAGTCTGAGCCCAACTCGCTGATCTATGAGTACAAGTTCCTGCCACTGACGCTAACTCAGGTGTATGCAGGCCGTACAGCCCAAGCTTTTGGCGCATCCGACCACATCGTGACTGACTCCAGCGCCTGTGCATCCAGCATGAAGGTGCTCATGGACGTGCAGACCCTGATGCGGTTCTATGGGTTCAACCGGGTGGTGGTGTTGGCCGTCGAGGATCAGGTCAGCAACCTTACCCTGAACTTTTTTGGCGAAGCGCAAGCCTCGCTGGCGTGGAAGGACGAAAAAGAGGGTGTCAAGCCCTCGGCCTTTGACGGTGTCAACGGTGGCTTCCACGTAGGCCAAGGAGCCTGTTTGGCGGTGTTTGAGGACGAGAAGACGGTGATACGTCGTGGAATCATTCCTAAGGGGCGGCTTTTAGGTGCCTACACGGCCTCAGAAGCCCACGCAAACGCCATTGGGCAGGCTGAGAGTGGTGAAGGCTTTATCCGGGCCGCCAAGGGCGCTCTGGAGATGGCAAAGCTGACTCCAGACTGCGTGGCCGTGATCAAAACCCATGGGACTGGCACCAAGTCAAACAACAAGGCAGAGAGAAACGCCATTGAGTCGGTGTTCAAGGATTTTGTTGCCACATCCTATAAGCAGGTGATCGGCCACACCATGGGCGTGAGCGGGTTGCTAGAAACATGCTTACTGATCGACAATATGAACAGTGGGTTTGTGCCCGGCATCCCTAATAGAACTCAAGAAGATGACGTTTTTTTGTCGCATAACGTTGATGCACCCAAGGGTGCCATTCTGTCGTTGGCGGCTGGTATGGGCAACGTGTATTCAGCGGCAATAATGACAACGGAGTTATGACATGTATGTAGATTCAAAAGAGAAAGAACTGGATTCAGGTCAAATTCTTGGCATTTTCCTAAAAAACAACCCTCAGCCTCAGCCTGACAATGTTGTGATGCCTGCCATTTTGGCCGAGTTGAGCCAACCAAATTGCAAGACACAACAAATTGGAAACACGTTGTTTGAAGTTCATACAGGCCAAAACGGTCAAGGATTTTTCAAAGCCTTCAACGTTGACATACCGCCCAATTTTGTTGACAACAGCAAACAGTTTGTTGTCTGGGCTCGTCGTGTTTTGAACTTGAAAGTTCTTGTCACTGAATTTGATGATCCACAGTTGGCTCAGTTGTTCAAGATTATTGCAATGCGTCCACCGTTGCCCGGCATGGGTTACCAAATGTTTAAATCGCAATCTGGCAAGACGCGCATTGTTTTGAATTTAGGAGCTTAATATGGGAGCAGTAGTCACCGCAGTAACAGATGTTTTTGAAAGTGCTGGAGATGCTGTAGGCGATGTTTTTGAAGCGGCTGATGATGTTTTAAAAACAGTAGATAAAGAAATCCTTCAGCCAGTTGTTCAGGTTGTAGACAACACAATCACGGCGGCAGGAAAAGACCCAATTGGTACAGCGGCCAAGATTGCCACCGCCGTTTATGCGCCGTATCTCATGCCAGCCGTAAATTTTGCAAGCAATGTGGCTAACGGGCAGTCATTTGAAAATGCTTTAATAAATACAGGAATTTCATACGTCACTGGGCAAGCTGGCTCTGCCGTAGGATCATCTGTTACGTCATCGCTTGCAAATCAAGGAGTCAACGCTGGCCTTTCAGCAACCCTTGGTAGCGCCGCCGCTGGAGCAACCGCCGCAGGATTGCGTGGTGGAGATATTAAACAAGCCGCTTTAATGAGCGGTCTGAATACCGGGTTCAATGTACTCACTGATGCGGCGGCTACAGAGTTAAACACGCCATCAATGAATGAAGATGATTTTAATATTTCATATGAATCACCAGAGGGTACTGATGAGTTTGAGCCTCTCGACAAATCAAGTTGGGATGTGAAGCCTGCCGACTACTCACTGACTGGTGACAAGAGCAACATCCCCACAAGTTATCAAGGCTTGAATCCTGCTGGCGCTTACACCGGGTTGACCATGGACAGCATCATGGGTCAAGCGCCGGGTATGAGCAAAATGGGTGGTGCTTCCGGGCTTTCAATTGATGCTTCCGCTCCTTTGGGAAATTCCAATTCATTCATCAACAATCCCGATTACTCTACAGGTGCTTTGGGCACTGTGAGTGGCGCAGGGTTTATCGATCAAAGCGCTATGCCTGCGTTGGGTGACCCCGGCTCTTTCATCAACAACCCTAACGTGACTGGTCAGCCAATCATTCCTACGCCTTCATGCGCCTACAACATCGATGTGCCCAACATCAATGCCAGCGCATTTCTCAAGCAAGGCTCAAGCAAATCAAGAGGATCAAGAGGCCAACCAAGCGGTGCTGGTGACTACTCATCCCTGTCAAATGTGATGAGCCCATGGTTGAACACAGATGCAGAAATGCTGGTGAACAAGCTTGATCCAAACGCCTTGACCAAAACTACTTTGACAGAAGAAGAGCTAGAAAAGAAAAAAAGAGAAGCGGCTTTGCTTGGCAGAAATTATTCTGCTGACATTTTGAAACCCTTGGACATTGATGGAAGTGAAAATCAAATTTCTGGAAACTTTGCAAGTCCAAGTGGATTTGCTTCGGGTGGAACAACAACTTGTTTCTGCTTGAATAATGATCCAAAGTACATGCCTAAATTTGCTGATTGCGCCGCGAACCTATTGACATCGACTGCATCTTCACGTCGTGCGGCATTGTCTCCCAAAGAACTTCGTCATCTCCAGCAATACATATCCCCAATGGGTAATATGGGTGGTTTGGCTAAAGGTGGTTTGCCAAGCAAGTACAGAGAAGCCGCACCTGAAGGCCACAACACAGAGTTTGTGACTGGGTTGACTGGCTTTTATGCCTGCGGTGGTGGTACGGGTCAATCAGACGACATTTCGGCCATGCTCCATGACGGCGACTACGTGATGGACGCTGATGTTGTGGCGGCGTTGGGAGACGGTTCCAGCAAGGCTGGCAGAGAGGTTCTTGAGGGTTTCCGTAGCCAAGTTCCTCACAAAGAGACTGGTGGCGGCAAACCTGTACCTGCAAAGATTGCAGACGGCGAGTATGTGTTTCCAGAAGGATTTGTGACCGCTCTGGGTGGCGGTAACAACAAGGCGGGTGCAAAGATTTTGGACGGCCTTCGTGAGAAACTCAGGGCACACAAAAGATCAGCGCCCACAAGTAAAATTCCCCCAAAGGCAAAATCTCCACTTGACTACATCAATGGAGCGAAAGGTTAAAAATGGCAAATTTACTTCAATCGTCACAAAACAAAGAAACGACGGCTCCTAGTTATTACACGAACTACCTTAGCAACCTTGCCACTCAAGGCCAAGCCGCCGCCGGGCAAGCAGATTACGTAGGTGCCCAGCCATTGCAGACAAAAGCCTTTGAGGCGGTCTGTCAAAACTTTGGGGCGCAACAACCCAGCATTGCCACAGGTAAGAACTACATAGGCCAAGCGGCAGGTCAGGACGTGACTGGTGCCGCCGCACCTTACTTGCAAGCAGGCACCAATGCCAGCCCCTTGTGCGCGGCCAGACCCCTTATCTGCCAGACCGCCAACCTGAACCTTTCATGCTTGGCATCTCAGTACATGAGCCCGTACATCCAAACGGCTGTACAGGGTATGTCAGACATTGCTCAACGCAACATTCGCAACAACTTGTCTCCTGCGGCCACAGCGGCGGCAGTGGGCTCGGGACAGTTTGGTTCACAGCGTGGTGCCCAAGTGCTGGGTCAAGTCAATGCACAGGCACAGCAAGACCTAAACGCTCAAATTGCCAACATGGAGAACACAGGGTACGCTCAGGCGCTCCAAGCGGCCACTGCCAAGCAAACTGCTTTGGGCAACCTTGCAAACACCACATCAACCGCCCAAAACGCTCAAAATATTGGCAACCTCACCGCAGGCCAGACTGCGGCACAAGCGGCGGCAAATGAAGGCCAGTTATTGAACACGGCAGGCACAAACATAGGCAACTTGGCACAGACTGGTGCTGGCTTGAATTTAGCGTGTATCAATGCTCTGTCCACCCTTGGTGGTCAACAGCAGACCATTGGTCAGAACGAAGAAAACTACCCATTGACCAAGTTGGCCTCATTGGGTAGTCTGTTGCAAGGCTACAGCATCCCAGTGGGCACCAAAACAACTTTGTGTATGTCACCGCTGTCAAGCATTGCCGCCGCAGGAGCAGGTGGATTGGGACTGTACGAAAAAATTCCCGGATTTAAGGGAATTGTGGATAAAGGATTTACCAGCCTTGGAAATATATTTGGTGGAAGCGCAGGTGCAGGCCCAGACCCGGACTCGTTAATAAACGACAACACTGGAGGTTGGATGCAAGACCCAACTGACAACTCAGGTATAAACGACAACACTGGAAGTTGGATGCAAGACCCAACTGACGAGTCAAGTTTTGGTGATTCAACTTTTGATGACTCAACTGTTAATCCGGGATATTTTGATTATTACTGTTGCTATGGCGGTAGCGCATTTGCCGCTCGCGGTGGCCTAATTAAATCAAAGGCTCGTGGCTATACAGGCTGTGCTTCAACCGCCTATCGTGGCGCTTTGCCACAAAAGAAAGGTTAAACCATGGCTGATACAAATCAACAAAAAACACAAGATTACAGCTTTACTGGTGGCCTTGGAAAGATCAACCCAGCAGAACTGCCTGAGGACAAATTAGAGAAATATCAAGGCATTTTGCAAGAGGGTGTTCAAGCGCTTGAAAAACGTTACGAACAGCCCAATTATTTTAAAATAGCCGCAGGGTTTGCCAAGCCTCAATTAGGCGGCTTCCTTGCGTCTTTTGGCAGTGCCGCTGAGGCTTTGGGTGAAAACGTAGAACAAGAACGAGCCCAAAAATTACCCATCGCTCAAATGAAAGCTGAAATAGAGCGAGGCAACATTTTGTTAGGCCAGAAAAAAACTCAAAACACTCTGTTCCAAGAATGGAAGAGAAAGGGTGTGCCGATGGATGAGACAACAGCAACTCGCATCATTTCCCTTGACCCAAGTTCTGAAGTTGCCAGCGCAGTCAAAGAAGCACGCACACAGCAGAACACTTTGATGTCTAACAGAACGGCTCAAAACCAAATGCTGGTTCAACAGCAACAGCAAGAAATGGCTTTGCTTGATGCTCAACGCAGATCTGGAATGATCACTGAAGAGCAATACAAAGCCGGATTGGCTGGTATTCAAGCTCGTCAGGCTGAAAGACCACCTGTTTATCCCGGTGACACATCAGGTACTGCGGCAGACAGATTGATTAATACACCCGGAACGTCAACCAATACGCCGTCTGCAAGCGCACCTTCCGCAAGCGCACAACCTGTTTTGGAATCAACTCCCGTAGTAACTGTTGCAGAACCAAACGGCAGGCCAGAGTTCAAATACAAGCCATCGTTTGTATTGCCCCACCCACAGGCAATGACCGAGGTGGAAAAAGCAAGAAACGCCAGAGTGTTGGCAACAGCAGAATCAGCCAATGCTGAACCTCAACGCCAATTCCTAGCATTGCAACAGGTCAGCGATCCTGCGGTTTATTCTATTGCGATCTCTGCAAATGATGCAATTCAAGATGCCATTAAAACTGATGCGGCCACCTTTACCAAAGTAACAAACTTGATTCGTCAAGCGGGTGGTCTTGCGGCCATGCTGGAGAGAGGTCTTTCTGTCAACTGGAACGGTTATGGGATAAATATTGGCATTCCAATATCTGCTGGGTTGGATGCAAACCTTAGCCGAGATGAGCAAGCCTATCGAGACACTTTGATCAACAACCTTGCAACCAGCGCCTACTATGGATTGTTGGCAAGGGGTATTGATCCGTCCAAAGCTGGCGAAGGTAAGTTTGAAAAACTACTTCTCCAAGAAATGCACATCGATAAAAACTCTAAAGCAATTGCACATCAAATTGATTTAAACAAAGAACAATTAAAACATGCTAAACGAGTTCACGATATTATTGTTGATAGGTTGCCAAAAGTGACTGAGGCTGGAAGCTTGTCGCCTCATTTTGATATTTATAAACAAGACCCTGACATCAAAATTGAAAATGGTGTTTACGAGGGAATCTTGAAAGATAAAAACATGAAATACCAAAAACGCTTGAAAGGTCAAAGACCATGACAGATGCTGAAATCCAAGCCGCAATTAAGGCTAGATTAAAGGAAGAGGGTATTGACTCTGAAGAAAAGTCTACCGAGCCTACGGAAAAAAAAGGAAAGGCTCGTCCTCCTGCGCCCCCACCTGAAGAAGAAAAAGCCGCTCCACAAGAAAATAAGCCTGCCGCCAGTTCTGACACCTCAATTGACGACGTGATGGATGCTTTGGAGAAGCACGAAAAAGAAGCGAAGGGTAAAACTGATAATCAGGCAGTATCCAACAATCAGATAGCCGCCGCAAGTGGTGCAACGGCAGGTGTTTTGGCTCGCCTTACTGGTCGAGATTTTGAATCCGGCCTCAAACCCAGTCCTCAAGGCACCAATATTTTTTCTCCAAAGCCTACGCAAGAAAATATTCGCATAATGGATGAGGCTGTTGGCGACATCAAACAAAGACAGTCACTTGTTAAAGATATTGAAGCAAAGCTCATAAATATTACGCAAGACCCAAACGCAAAGATTACCGACTTTACACCTGAGCAGGTGCAACGCATTTTGCAAGGTGGCGAAGGCCCAACCATGGGCACTACAGGCGCACAACGAGGCTATGGCTATCAGGGCGAACAACAGCGCCGGGCACGCCATCAAGCCGAAATTGAACGCACTGTTTCCAGAATCAATCCCTATGCACCTGATCCAGTTGTGCAGGCTGGTCAAGTTGTCCCGCTGAAGAGTGGTATTCAAGTTCCAACAGCCGTTGCATCAGATATTGCTCAACAGCAGGCCAAAGCCCAAGCTGAACAACAACGCAAGAATTTGGAACTTCAGCGTCAATCTGAATTGAACAAGGCTGGCTTGTCTCAACAAACCATCAACAAGGAAGCTGACCTTGCAAAATCAAGAGGCTTTCGTTCTGGTCTTGGCAAGACAGCCATGGGTGGAATTGGTGGTGCTCAAGCCGGGTTGAGTGGCTTGGACATCTACCAGAAATGGAAGAACAACGAACCGATTACTTGGGAAGATTGGTCACGCCTTGGTGGAAGTCTTGCCCAAACATTTGGTGGCCGAAAATTGGGCGTAGCTGGCGCTTTAGCCACATTGCCTTATGTAATTAAGAACAGGGACGAAATAGCTCGTGGATTAACAAATAACGACCTTAATCCCACAGCCTTCCCAGCAGGCACTCAAGGTGCCAATGATCCTGTCGTTCCACAATTACAACCCGGATTTCAACAACCCAAAAAACTTCCCAAAGAATCAAGCTTTTTGGATTACTACTTGAGAAATTAATCTTGAAGATCATGCTGGTTGTCTCTCCAGCCTGAGGGCATTGCAGTTGCCCCTTTTACGCCCCCTCTGAAGCCCCCCGATGAGGGGGCTTTTTTTACAGAGACCACTTCTTATCTTCAAGGGCTCGTGCAACCTCCGGGTTAAGGCTTCGCACGAACTCCACACAGCGTGAGCGTTCAAACTTGGCCGTGCGGAACACCCTCTCGTTGATTTCTTCGTTTCGCAGGGCCGCAAAGGCCGTTGCAAGCTTCATGAGATCGTCCTCAAGGAAGTTGTAGTCACCTTCAAGGCCAGCGGCAAAGAAGGCTTGTATCACGTTGTCTTTGTTGAGGCTCATTTAGCTACCTCAAAGTCCAATTCCATGTTTTGCGCTTTGGCGCGCTCGACCTTCACGCCTTTGCCCAACAGTTCAACCAGATCATTCTGGGTGGCTACAGTAGCCTTGTAGACGTTGTGAGCCACATAAGCAATTGCGCCTTGCTTGGTGGATGAACTGATGAGGTGGATACCTGTGGGGCCACCAACTACATAAATACGTTCTGCCATTTCAAACTCCAAAGTTATTTTTTAGTTTCCAAAAGCGAAGCAATGCTTGGAACATCTCCCAACCCTTCACCAGTTCGTCCTCAGGCCACTCAACAACCTTAACAAGGCCGGAGTGAGTGCGAGACACAAACACGTTTGCACAGCGTGCATGAGGCACACCGAGGCCATAGCGGTATGCCGCCAACTGCATCAGGTGTTCGTCGTAGGCATCGACCTTGTCGTCAGGCCCAAAGTCCTTTGACTTGGCATCCAACACAATGCCCAAGGGCGCATACTGATCGGCCACACAGTACAAGTCCACTTTGCCGCCAAACCCTAAGGGGCTGGAGAACGACCGCTCTGTCAGCCATGGCTGGAACGGGTGAGTGCCAAAGTGAGTGAAGATAGACTCTTCAAACGCCAAAGCAATGTCTTTGTGAACCACATCCTTGTTGCCTTCAAACCATGACTCAATAGATTCATGGATGCGTGTGCCCTTCTCTGCGGCCTGTTTCCCCGTCTCTTTGGAGTCGGCAACGATGCGTGCAATGTACGCCTGCTCTGTTTCGCCGGGCAACTGGGTGAGGGTCATGGAGGCCAAAAGCATTTGCTCCAGCTTCCACTGCTCCAAACCGGGCTTTGCGGCGACTTTCATGACGGTGGTGACCGAAGGCACCAAGTCCATCTTTCGTGCGTCCCTGAGGGTCGTAGGGCGGTCGGAGCCGTCCTTGGCCTTCACGGTGTACTGTGGGCCTCCGTCTTGTTTGTACCAGTGGACTGACTCAGCCGACCGGGCAATGATTGTTGACATGTGTGCTCCTTAATGTGTTCTCAAAATTTCAATGCCACCCTCTGCTTTATGGCTGGCATAAGAGCCGTTGCCATAAGCATGACTCATGATGCTTGTTGCTGTTTTACCGACTGAATCCAAATCAAAATCGCCGGAAGGAATAACGACCACTTGTCCCACCTTAATTGGAAAAAGATGTTTTTTAACATGGGCGCTCAACAGGCCACGCGGGTAAATGCTTGGCCTGCGTTTTCTAACTTCATTTTCAGAAATATTTGTATAAACATTACCGTTGCCGTCAATCACTTTGAATTGACATTCAATTGACTTTAAAAAAGCAATGGCGCGGTCTAAGCCTATTCTGTGCAAATCATGCATGATGTCTCCTTATTTTGCTTTCTGAGGGCCGCAGATTACGTTGATGATGGCATCGGTGATGCGTCCTTCAACTCTTTTCTTGGACTTGACCGGGATAGGTCGCAAGTCGTTTTCTTGGCACTCATGAATGGCGCTGATGATGTCTTGACGACTCATCTCAGACACCTCTGAATCCACAACCAATTTTTGATTGGGATACGTTTGCTCATGAATGACAACAGGCGCTGGCTTGGAGGGAGCAGGCGGGGTAGACGAGCAACCGACCAAAGCCACAAAAAGTAATGCGATCAATTTCATAATCTCTCCTCAAACGCGAAGAACTCATACACGGGGTTGAGGCGGTGGTAAGACTTCTTTGCCCCGTAAGGCAAAAGCAACATCACCATCACACGAAAGGGGGCTACAACCACCCAAATAGTGAGCATGAGCCCCAAGGGGACGTAGTCGCTTATCCAATCAAAAAAATTAGACATGTTGGTCTCCGATCAAAAAGGAATATCGTCAAGATCATCATCAGCCATGCTGGCCGCAGGTGCCTGCTGTGCTGGCTTTGCGCCACCCTTGGCTTTTTCATACTCAGGTGAAGAGATGATCTTCTTTTTGAGGTTGTCGCTGAACTGCTCAAACATGACCCAGTCAGGCTCTTGAAGGTTGAACATCTCGTTGGTGTTAACTGGCACAGGCAGACCGTTTTGCTTGATCATTGCTGGCACTGGAGTCACGCCATTGACGTTGGTGTATGTCTTGCCGTCTTGTCCCGGTCGCTCAATAACGTTCAGCATGCAGAAGGCACCCAACACGTTCTTCAGGTCAAACTTCCGCATCTCTTCCTGCGTGAAAGCTTTGCCGCGCCATGACTGAAGGTCAAGACGCAAGTTGGCTTTTTCAGACCAAGACAAGGTGTAGTTTTTGAAAATGGCAAATGGTCGGTTATCCTTCATTTTGATGGCAGTACCATCGTCGTTCATGCCGTGGATTTCCCAGCCCAACATGACCTTGTGCAAATACTTGACCTGACCCATGTACTCAGACTTCTGGGTGCCTAGATCAATGATTCGGTAGCACCGCGCAAGGTGCATTCCCTGTGGGCAACGCTCAAAGTCGCCGCCCTTATCTTCCACAATAAAACTCATAATCTTCCTTTGTAAATCGTCCCGTAGGACATCAGCCCGGTCATCGTGACCGTGGGAAGACTATAACACGAAATTAGATTTGTGTTAGACTATTTCACAGAAAGGAGTTGTATGAACCTGAAGCAGTATTTCAAAGACGAACCATACGGATCAAAAAAAGAGATGGCTGACTACCTCGGAATCACCCAGACATGGCTGGGACTACTGATCCGAAAAGCACGCCGTCCCTCGTTTGTTTTGGCAAGAAAAATTGAGAAGGCCACACAAGGTCTCGTGACAGCAAAAGAACTGCGCCCTGATTTGTTTGACTGACCCGATGTTGGGTATTTAATGGAGACATGAATGAAAAAAGTAAACCTGAACGATATTAGGATCGACGGCGGCACCCAAGGCCGTGAGTTAATCGATCAACAGCTTGTCTATCACTACGTTGAGTGCATGAAAGAAGGGGACGTGTTCCCTGCTTTGCTTACGGTGTTTGATGGCGCAACACATTGGCTGGTAGATGGCTTCCACCGCTATCACGCCTACAAGTTGCTGGGCATCAAGCAAGTGGAAATCAACTACAAACCCGGCACTCAACTTGAAGCGCAGGTCATGTCCTTTGGTGTCAATGGCACGCACGGCAAGCCACGCACAAACGAGGACAAGCGTAAGGTGGTCGAAGCGGCTTTGGCTCATCAGTTGACCAAAGACAAAACCGACTACGAGCTTGCCAATATTTGCGCCGTCTCCCGGTCATTTATTGGTGCCATCCGTAACCCGGAGACCAAGAAAAAGCAGGCTGAGTCTAAGAAAAAGCACATCGTTGAGAAGGCCAAGCAAATTGTTGAGGAAGTTGAAAATAGTAGTCTGACTACGCATTCTGAGGAAATCTCATTTACTGGCGAAGGCCCGGACGAAGCTGAACTGAAGGCAAATGAGTTGGCTTTGCAGGCTGACCAAGATGCCATGTATAAGCTTTTGGAATCCGACGATGCATTGGCAACAGCACACGCCGAAATTAAGCGCCTGAACCACTTGAATGCCCAACTTGACGTGCGTCTACACGGGCTGATGAATGAGCGCAACGAGGCAGTAAAACTTTGCAAGAAACTTCAAAAAGAAAACGATAAGCTGAAAGGCAAAAAATGACCAACTCCCTAGCGCTAAGTGAGCGTGATGATGGATCAAAGTTCCCAACCCCCCGACAGTTTCAAATTGATGCTCACAACGAGTTGAGACAAGGGTTCCGTGATGGGCATAAAAACCAACTCATCATGGCTCCCACCGGGGCGGGTAAGACCTACCTCGGATTGAGGATTTGCAACGAAGCAATCCAGCGCGGTAAGCGTGCAGTTTTCCTGTGCGACCGCACCACGCTGATCAACCAAACATCTACGGTGGCCGACAACTACGGCCTGCACAACCACGGAATCATTCAAGCTAATCATTGGAGACGCAAGCCTGATGAACTGTTGCAGATCGCGTCCGTTCAGACAATTGCCAAGCGTGAGTTTTGGCCTCAGATGGATGTTCTGGTGGTCGATGAAGCTCACACTGCCTACAAGGCGTGGACTGAGTTTGCACAAAGCACTGGTGCCGCTGTGATCGGTTTGTCGGCCACACCCTTCACGGTTGGCTTAGGCAAGATATTCACCAACCTGATCAATGCCACCACCATGTACGACCTCACGCAAAACGGCGTGCTGGTGCCTATGCGAATCTTCTCTTGCCACAAGCCCGACATGACTGGCGCGGCTACCGCAGGCGGCGAGTGGACAGACAAGGCCGCTGAAGAGCGTGGCATGGCAATCATTGGTGACGTAGTCGCTGATTGGCACAGGTTTGGCGAAAACCGCAAGACCATCGTGTTTGGCGCGACCATCAAGCACTGTGAAGAATTAGCTCGGCAATTTATTACAAGCGGCGTGATGGCCGCTGTGTTCACCTCGGACACCACCGCCAAGGAGCGGGAAGACCTCCTGAAGGAGTACAGGAAGCCCGACAGCCACCTGCGGGTTCTAATCAGCGTAGAGGCTCTTGCAAAAGGTTTTGACGTGCCTGACGTGGGTTGTATCTGTGATGCCCGGCCTTTGCGTAAGTCGCTGTCTACCGCGATCCAGATGTGGGGTCGTGGCCTGCGCTCATCCATTGAGACTGGCAAGAAGGACTGTTACCTGCTGGACTTCAGCGGCAACATTGTGCGTTTTTTTGAGGACTTTAACGATATCTACTTCAACGGTCTGGCAAAGCTGGACGACGGCGAGAAGCTGGACAAGGCCATCCGCAAACAGGAAGAGTTTGAGTCCAAGGGTTGCCCACGCTGTGGCTACAAGCCTTTCCACAAGCGGTGCATGGCATGCGGCCACGAGAAGATCAGCACGCAGATCAGCGAAGCATTGCCCGGCCATATGAAGGAAATCTTCATTGGTGAAGGTAAGAACAAAAAGAAGTTGGCCGACAACGCTGAACACTTGTGGCACCAAGTCGTCAACTACGCACGCATCCACAGTAGGCCTGAGAATCAGCAAGGCCGCGCCTACCACCTGTACAACAAGATGACCGGGCAAGACCCGATGTGGAAGTTCACCACCGCACCTATAGTTGACATTGGTCGCAACGTGATCAACAAGATCACTCAACTGAACATGGCGTGGAAGAAAGGGGTTGGCAAATGATTAAAGAATATTTGGTTTGTTTGGCCGTTGCTGTTGGGTTTTCGGTGTACCAATACAACGCCCCACCAGAGCCCCTGACTTCAGCACAACTCCAACAGAAGGCCAAAGCTCAGAGCAAGGCCAATGTGTGTAAGCGCCTCAAGCGTGGTGCCAAGTACGAGCGCCTGTGTGGTGGGAGGTGGCAATCATGAGATCACCTATGTATGGAAAACTGCAAACAAAAATTTTGCCAATGGAGGTTCGATACATTTGGTACACAAAGCATGATGAGTTGCAAGATATACCAGAAATTGATTTAGAGACATGCGAAACCACAGGCGTTAATTGCATAGAGAACAAAATGATTTTGGATTTTTTGTATAAAGAATCGAAGATTGACAACAGAGAAAAACAAGTTTTTTATATGCGATTTGTTCTTGAAATGACGCTTGAGGAAATTGGCGACAAAATGTTTATTAGCAGGGAAAGGGTTCGCCAGATAGAAAGCAAGTTGATTAGAAAAATTAAGCACGTGGCTGACAAACACAATATTGTGAAGTGGGGGGATGGCTATGCGTTTCATTGACTTTGCCCGAGCCCATGGTGTTGAGATTGACCACACCCGTTTGTATGCGTCCGACAAGATTAAGCGGTGCGGCACCACTGAGAGACCAAAGTCTGGCAACGGTGCCTACTTCTGGGACGGCCAGCGTGGATGGGTCATGGACTGGTCAGGAGAGGCCAGAGTGATCTGGTACGAAGACCCGCATGCCAAACCATGGACTGACGAAGAAAAGCGTGCATGGGCGGCTAAACGATCCACGGCGGCCAGCGAGCAGGACAAGAAGTACGAGTACGCCGCCTTGCAGGCTGACATCACTCTGCGGTCGGCCAAACAAGACCACCACCCCTACCTTGAGATTAAAGGGTTCAAGGAAGCCCGTGGGCTGGTGCTAGAAGACAAACTGCTAATCCCCATGCGGAATGTGGTGACCAACAAGTTGCAGGGTTACCAGTCGATCAGATGGGACGTTGACACTCGCAAGTACGAAAAGAAGATGCTCCATGGCATGAGGGCAAAGAACGCCGTCCTGACGCTGGGAAACCGCGATGCAGGCGAGAGTTGGTTGGTGGAAGGGGTAGCCACAGGGATGTCCTTAAAACACGCCTTAAAGAGCGTTGGTATACCTGCGGCGGTGGTGATCTGCTTCAGCGCCAGCAACATGGTGCAGGTGGCCGATCAGGTGCCCGGCAGGGTGTATGTTTTTGCCGACAACGATGAATCCAAGACTGGGGAAAAATCGGCAATAAGTACAGGTTTACCTTGGACGATGGCTGACACCGTGGGATACGATGCCAATGACCTGCATCAAAGGGAAAGCCTGTTTGCAGTTGTTGCCAAAATTATGGAGTTAAAAAAAGAGGTGTTGACACGTCTAGAGACGTGTTGATAGAATTAAAACCAAGTTGCAAGGCAGTGGAATGCTATGCAAGTAAAGCCGTTAAGTCAGACTCCGACCCCATATGGGGTTGCGTCGGTGCCAAAAGCGCCGATGTCATTCCACCGGGGTCTGTCTTAACGGCTTTTTTGTTTTCCACTGCCCTGCCGTACTCCGCACGAAAGCAAGCACCTCAATCGTGGTGGCGCGGAAGGAAAGCGTAGCTGGTATGACTTTGGTCTAGGGGGCAGTTCCCGAATAATCCAGTCGGCTGGTCGAATCATCAAGCCGAGGGGTAGAACGTAAAACCGTTCACATGATGATCCACGCAAGTGGGGTGAAGCACCTTCCCTCTCTACTCCGGTTGGGGTAGGGGGGTCTTTGGGTGAAAGGATTGATAAGGAGTCAATGAGGGGGTCGGCTCCAATTTTTTTGATTGAAGAATCAAACCCCATGTTAGACTGGCGTGAATTTATTTGGAGAAACGAATGGACAAACTTGAAGAAGCGCACTACTTTGCCAGCCCAATTTACGTGGTGAAAAAACCTGAGTTTTTGGAAGCAGTTCGCACTGTGTCTTTGCGGTATGAGGACAATTCGCGTGAATGTACAAAAAACTCAGTCATGCTTATGACTGGCACCTACGCTCATGAACCAGAGTTGGAAGAATTCTCGCTGTATGTTTCACAAACGGCGTGGAACATTCTTGAGTCGCAGGGTTACAACATGGATAGGTTGGCAACATTTTTCACTGAAATGTGGACGCAAGAGCACGGCCACCTGTCTTCGATGGAAACTCACATTCATGGACATGGATCGCAGATCAGTGCGTTTTATTTCATCGACGCACCTAAGGGCTCATGCAAGTTGGTATTGCACGATCCAAGATCGGCCAAAGTAATCACCAATTTGCCTGAAAAAGATAACACCAAGATCACCATGGGATCGCATCAGATTGTGTTTACACCCGAGGCAGGAACCCTGATATTTGCCAATGCATGGTTTCCCCATTCTTTGACTAAGAACATGAGCCAAGAGCCCATGAAGTTCGTTCACATGAACCTATCGGTGGCAGTGGCACCAGAAGCGGAAGAACCCAAGGTGGAGGTGATATGAAGTACAGGATCAGATACAACAAGTCTGCCGGGCAACTTGGTAGAGGCACCATTGATCACAAGTGGCGTGTGTTTGATGAGACTGGCAAAGAATGGATTTGCAAAAATGTTTGGTTGTTAACCCACTCACATACTGAGGCAGACCCCAACGACCACGACTGGAATTTTGTGACCACAGGAACTATGCATATCAACAGAGCAGACTCCACAATCACCATTTCAGAAGTCTAACTTTGTGTTAGAATCTAGGCACCACACCGTTGTGGGATAACAGGAGAAAACATGAAACCGAAGTTCAGCTACAGCCACTGGGATGTACTGATGTCAAGCCCAACAGAGCCACTGCCAAAACAAAAGCGAGACCGTCAACTTGGCATCATGAAAGCTGGTCTTGCAAACATCGAGCGATCCCCCAATGTCACCCTCAAAGACTGGGAAGTTGTTTTTGATGCAGTGAACATGATGCAGACATTGCTGGAGATGGGTCTTGTTGCTGACGAGCAAGATGCCATTGGAGACGCAACTACCGCACTGGCAAATGCAGGCATGAGGCACTTGCAAAAAGGTATGTCATTGCGCTTAAATGGCCCTGACATGGTCACCCTGCGTGGCGTATTGGAAGACTACGAGATGGTGCTAGAGAACTTACCTGCACGCACCATGATTGCCGCACACAGAGCCACCGAGAAACGCACTCAAGAAATGATGTCAAAGGTGTCAGCATGACCGCAGAAGAAACAGATATTGCAGTCGCTAAACACACACGTCGTCGCAACGCATTTGAAGAGCAGGGACTTAGCCCGGACGATGCATGGAACTTGGCCGACAAATTGTGGGAGCGAGAAATTGACATTGGTGATGACCGCAGACTTTGCTTTGAGTGCAAGAACTACGTTGACCACAAGTGCATCAAGATGCTAGACAAGTTTGGCAAACCACAGACACCAACACGATTTATTTTGCAACGCTGTCCAAAATTTATATTGAAAGGCAAGTCATGACACAAGATGAAATCATTGAGATGGCAATAGAAGCTGAATTTGTTTCACATGGAAAGCCAAGTGATGAAGAAAGTGAGTTGTTTGTTTGTGTTGATAAAGACATTTATAAATTTGCCAAACTGGTAGCCGCCAAAGCCTTAGCACAGCAAGAGCAAGAGCCTGTGGCGTGGGAATTGGGAGTTGTAAATGGTGTTGTAACTCGCCGACCCGTAGCACGACCACAGCGTACAGAGCAGGAGCCTGTGGCGTGGCAGTTTATGAATGGGTCAAGTTTTCGGAAGCGCAGACCAGACGATTTTTCTGATTTAGCTTCTGACGGATTGCCGTATTGGAAGCCTCTCTACACCACCTCACCACAGCGCACATGGGCAGGGCTGACGGATGAGGAAATGGAAGCCACATTTATAGAGTGCGGAGGCAAGTGGAACGGTGACTTTTGGAAAATTGAAGATGCTGACTTTCACCCATTTTTAAAAACCATTGAAGACCAACTCAAGGACAAGAACACATGAGAGTTTTAGGCATTGATCCCGGCCTATCTGGCGCATACGTTTTGCTGGAAGACGGCAACCCAATCGAGTGGGAGCGCATGCCCACCTACATGGTTGGAAAGAACAACCGAGTCAACACTGCCGCCTTGGCATCCCTCATTCGATTCCTTCACATTGATAAGGCAGTAATGGAGCAGGTGGGTGCCCGTCCCGGCCAAGGTGTAGTTTCCATGTTTACCTTCGGCCATGCTGTTGGTAGCGTCATGGGCGTGCTTGGAGCCCTTGAAATACCTGTGACCAACGTCACCCCTCAGTCGTGGAAGAAGGCCGCAGGAGTCAACGGCAAAGACAAGGACGAGGCAAGGTCAAAGGCGTTGCAGTTGTGGCCGCACTGGCGTGAACTGGACAAGAAGGGTGCAGGCCAAGCATTTGCCGATGCGGCGTTGATCGCACGGTTTGGATCATGAGCGGCTGGCGTAAAAGACAAATTCAGGAGAAACAAAATGAGTCAGAAGGACATCAACGAAGCAGTGGACTACCTGTACACCCACGGCAAGCAATATGCAGAAGCCAAAGCGTACAAGGGATACCTCGACAACTACACCAAGGCACTGATCGCCTCGCTGTCGATCAAGTTCATCACGGAAGGACTGGCAAAGTCAATGGCACAAGCTGAAGCCATGGCATACGCAGACCCGTCCTACGACATTCACATTCGCGGCCTCAGATCAGCCGTAGAGGCCGAAGAAGGGCTCAAGTGGGGGCTGACCTCAGCAGAGGCTCGGATCGACGTGTGGCGCTCTCAGGAGGCCAGCAATCGCACCATGGACAGGTCAGCGGCATGACAGACACACAAATGGCTATATTGCTTGCCAACATCTGGCTTGCCGGGTGTGCAGGTGAACGATATTCGATCTGCATGGCCCTGTTGTTTTTGTTCGTAGGGATTTACACAGGGTGGTTTGCATGAACGGCTCCTACACCAAGCTGGAGCGCCTGTGGGTGGGCATGGTCAAGGAGCAACCCTGCTCTGTGTGCGAGGCACCCAGCCCGTCCGATGCCCATCACATCGAGCAGGGACTGCACTACACCGTGGTGGCCCTGTGCAAGTCCTGCCATCAGGGCTCCAAGATGGGCTGGCACGGAGAGAAACGTGCATGGGCCATAGCCAAAATGCAAGAGTTGGATGCCCTGAACGTCACTGTTGCTAACGTATTCCGTAGTCTGACTACTAAATAAATAGTTAACAAAACAATATTAGGGAAAGCACTTACAAAAATAATTGAGAAAAGTCTTGCTAACAGAATCTAACTTTGTGTTAGACTTCGTTCACTGCAACATCGCAGGTTTATCTGGAGATACCAAATGACTGAAGTTCAAGCCACCATTCAAGCACTCGCAACTATTGAGTCTCTTGCCTCTGACATTGACGCACTCTTTGTGCTTGATCAACAAGCCAAAGCATTGGCTGACCGTGTCAAAGCAATGAAAGATGCCATTGCCAACAAATACGGCGAAGGCGAGCATAAAGGCGAATTACACAGCGTGACCGTCAAGATGTTCGCAGTCTCTGGCACCGTTGACTACGCCAAGCTGTGTGTCGCTTACGGCATTCAGAAGGATGTGTTGGACACCTACCGCAAAGAAGGCCGTGCCGACATTCGTGTAACCCCTACTAAGTAAATTAATGGGGGCTCCGGCCCTTATAAGGAGAACACCATGACCCTGTACCAAACAAACCAAGCTATCAAAACACTTCGCGCAACAGCACACTCAGGCCCGTTGCCAATGAAGCTCCATGACGAGATCACCAAAGCTTTGATCAATTTGTTGAACCACAAAGAATCACTAAAAAAAATAAGGGGAACACCATGACATACGGCCAATTGCGCGAAACCTGCACCAACAAATTTGAGGCATACGACACCAACATGTGTGCCCGTGCATTGCAAGACTGCCATGAGACTTTGCAGTTGAACAAGCACCTGCCAACCGACGACACCTACTACATCAAATTG